TGAAATACAACTTCAGTTTGATAATGATACGGGCGAACTAGGATATTTTGAAGATACTTGGGTAAATTTAATCAAACAATTTAGGGAGGATGTTCTTGCTACCGAAGAACTACAGATCAAAGAATTTATAACCATAGATATTCTTCTTAATAGAAGTATGAAAGATCGTAAACGTCATATTAGTGAAACTGAAAAACTTCAAAAATTAGTAGACAGTGAATATGAAAAAAGTGAAGATCAAAGAGACATTCCACGACTAGCTAACTTAGAAACTCAATTAAGTTTTGCTAGAAATAGTATTAGCAGCTACACTAATGAATATTCTAAACTATTAACTGAAAAACAAAAAATAGGAAAAGACTTAAAAGCCACCAGAGAACAAAGAATTAAAAGAATAGAAGATGGTAAAAGTAGTTGGGTAGGACTCATAAGAATGCTAGAAGACGAAACCACAAGAGAAAAAGAAGGACGCGAAATGGAAATATTAAGGTTAGCAACATCCAAATTTAAAGATCAACTATATGATTATCACACTTATCAAGATGATTCTATAGATCGCCCCTTCTTAAATAGTGAAAGCGTAACTAGAGATGAGTAGAAACTATCAAGATCCAATGTATAAAGAATGGCGTAAAAAAATATACGCAAGAGACAATTATAAATGTAAGTGGCCAAACTGCAATAATAAAAAGAAACTACAAGCTCATCATATTTACAAATGGAGCGACTTTCCCGGTTTAAGATATCATCCTCAAAATGGAATTTGTCTTTGTAAACTCCATCATAATATGATTAAAAATAATGAAGATAATTACAGAGAATTTTTTACAAAATTATTAATTAAAAATGAATAAAGACCCGTTTACTATTATAATAGATACTAGAGAACAAAATCCTTGGGAATTTGGTCTTCATGATACTGCGCGCCAAAAACTAGATACGGGCGATTATACCATACAGGGTCTAGAAAACTTATTGGCCATAGAAAGAAAAAGTTGTGTTAGTGAAATAGCAACAAACTTGGGAGAAAACAGATTTAAAGATGTTATAGAAAGACTGGGCAAAATAAAACACTCATTTATAGTTTGTGAATTTAGTCTAGAAGATATTTACAATTTTCCTGTTGGTAGTGATATTCCTAAAAAATTATGGGATAAATTAAAAATTAGCGGTAACTATATAGTTAAAAGACTCATAGAAATCGAACTGGAACACAACATATCCCCTATCTTCTGCACCAGTTCTTCAGAAGCGGAAAAGTTTTGTGTTAGTTTAATGAAAAGAATTTATGAAAAGTATAATAAACACATCCCAGTATGATCATAGTTGGTTGGGTTTAGGTGACTTATCTAAAATAATTATTCCTAACAATCCCATGATAGGAAGAACCAAAGAAGACATAGAAAATCCTGATCTACACTTATTAAGACTATTAAAAAACCCCAAATACTTTGGCACCACATGCAAATTATTATTTGACATTGAACTGCATCCTATGCAAATTGCTATTTTACAAGAATTTTGGATTAGACCTTTTCCCATGTATATAGCTTCGCGCGGATGGGGCAAAAGCTGGTTGTTAGCATTATACTCAATATTAAAATGTACATTTTATCCTGGTACTAAAATTATTATTGTGGGCGCCGCTTTTAGACAAAGCAAAATCATATTTGAATATATGGAAACTTTATGGAGAAATAGCCCCATATTACGAAGTATTTTTTCTGGTAATAATGATGGCCCGCGGCGCGATGTTGATAGATGCACCATTAGATTGGGTGAAAGTTGGACTATTGCTGTTCCATTGGGCGACGGTTGCCTAGTAGAGAACACAATGATCACCACAGAAAATGGTTTTTCTACCATTAAAAGAAATCATCAGTCTGAAAAAATATGGGGTAATGGAAAATTTAATACTTCTGATGAATTTTATGACAACGGAATAAAACCAGTTAAAAAAATTACCACAAAAAAAGGTTATTCTTACGCTGGTACCCACAACCATCATATGAAAATTTGCAGAAATGGTGTTATAGAATGGGTTAGTACAGATGACATGAAAATTGGAGACAAAATTTTAATTGATAGATCATCTAGATGGCACAACGGAAACTTTGAATGTTCCGCCGACGAAGCATACGTTCTAGGGGCGTTTATAGGAGATGGCTCATGGACCAATAAGTATCTTTTGAGATTCACCACATCTGATAAAGATCATTTTATTCCTATTCTAAATAGAGTCTTTAACAAAGAATGGACTCAAACAGATAAATATCATTATAATCTTTTTGGTAAAAATTTAAGAACAAATTGGCTTAATTTTTGGAATATGCCAGTTTCAAAAACTTTAAATAAAACTTTGCCCGAAAATATTTTACAGTCTAATAGAACTCTTATGAGCTCTTGTTTGAGCGGTTTATTTGATACAGGCGGAGGAGTTCAGGTTAGCACAAAGAAAGGTGGCACTAGTATCACAGTTTCTTTGTACAATACTAGCGAAACATTAATACGACAAATTCATTATGTACTTTTACATTATGGAATAACAAGCACCATTTGCGCTAGGAGTAAAAGACATCAAAATTGGAACACGGAATATTCTATTAAAATTACTGGCAAAAATGTAAAATTGTTTGATCAATATATAGGTTTTAGATTACCTCGTAAAAGAGAATTATTAAAAAATGCTATAAAAAATCAAACGCGCAATATCAGCGCCGAAGATACTGTACCAGATATTAAACACATATTATTAGATATAGCATCTAAAAATTCTAGTAAAAATTGTTCGCGCTGTGTTTTATCTAAAATTGTTGATTTAAAAAATATAACAAGAGAATTTTTGAGTAAATTTATATTAGCTTATCAACATTCAAATGATCCCAGATTATCAATTTTATCTGACCATTTAAATCCAAACATTTATTATGATACTATAGTTTCTATAGAAGATGAACAAGATCAACAAACATATGATATGCACGTTCCAATATATCATGAATATTGTGCTAACGGTTTTTTTAGCCATAATAGTAAAATTAGAGGTTTAAGAGCACACATTATTATAGCAGACGAATTTGCAAGTATTAGTCCGGATATTTATGAAACAGTAGTCTCGGGTTTCGCGGCAGTAAGCGCTAGTCCAATAAAAAATGTAAAAGAAGAAGCTAAAAGAAAAGCCTTGGCAGAAGCTGGTTTGTGGAGCGACGAACTAGAAGCTGTACAAATCAAAAAGAATAATCAAGCAATAATATCGGGCACAGCAGACTACAGCTTTAAACATTTTGCTAGTTATTGGAGAAGATATAAAAGTATTATAGATAGTAAGGGCGATAAGAAAGTTTTAGAAGAAATATTTAAGGGAGAAGTTCCAGAAAGTTTTAATTGGGAAGATTATAGTATCATCAGAATACCATACGAATTAATTCCCAAAGGATTTATGGATGATAAACAGGTTAGTAGATCCAAAGCAACTATTCATACTGGAATATACAACATGGAATACGCCGCTTGTTTTACTTCTGATAGTGATGGTTTTTTCAGAAGAAGTTTAATAGAAAGTTGTGTGGCGAGCGAATTAAAACCCATAGTTATAAATGAAAAAACAATAGTATTCGACCCTTTAACAACTGGAAATGTTAGTTTAAAATATGTTTATGGGATTGATCCTGCTAGTGAAAAAGATAATTTTAGCATAGTAATAATAGAACTTCATCCCGATCACAACAGAATAGTTTATTGTTGGACCACCAATAGAAGTAATTTTAAAGAAAGACAAAAAACAGGATTGGTTAATGAATATGATTTTTATGGATTTTGCGCTAGAAAAATACGAAATTTAATAAAAACCTTTCCTCCTGCTAAAATTGGTCTTGATGCTCAAGGAGGAGGAGTAGCTATCGAAGAAGCTTTACACGATCCTAACAAACTCGAAACTAATGAACAATTAATATGGCCAATTATAGATTATGACAAATCCAAAGATACTGATGATCAACCCGGACTACACATTTTAGAATTAGTACAATTTGCTAGAGCAGAATGGACTAGTCAAGCTAATCATGGATTAAGAAAAGATCTAGAAGATAAAATCTTACTATTCCCCAGATTTGATCAATTAAGCTTAGCTTTAGCTCTTGATAAAGAAGAAAAAGATATTATGCAAACAGATTTTGATAATTTATATGACAACCAGAGTGATTGTATCTTAGAAATTGAAGAACTTAAAAATGAACTTACAACCATCGTTATGTCTCAAACCAGCACAGGATCAGGAGCGCGCGACAGATGGGATACTCCTGATGTTAAATTACCCAATGGCAAAAAAGGCAAATTACGCAAAGACCGTTATAGTGCTTTGGTAATAGCTAACATGCTAGCCAGACAAATTAATAGAGAAACCAACAAAGAAAATTCTTTTGATGTTATAGGGTCAAATTTAAGAGATAATTTTAGTAAAAATAATAATAACGAACTTTATAAAGGGCCCGGTTGGTTTACTTCGCTTGCTAATGATGATATATACAAAGGAATTTATAGATAGTGGTGTAATAGTATAATAATCTATTTACAATAACATTAAATATTATGAGCATTCAAAAAAACTCCCCAAATACTAACATACCAGATGCTGTTGCCTATGATGGAGAATTAGCCTATATAACATGGGGCGAAGAAAATATTGAAGATAAAAGATCCTCATTAAAAGAGGCCTCAAAAGCTCTAGAAGAATATACCATAGTACAAAAAAGCACAGCTAATAATAGTAGATATCGATTAGATTTTTCGAATATTGATGGACCCACTAGTGGTCGTCCAGGATTAACAAGAAGTGATTATGATTATTTTAGGCCAGAAGAAAGTATTCCTACTCATATCAAAGGAATATTAAATAAAGCTGATGTAATTTATAACAGAGTAGGGTTAGTAAAAAATGTTGTGGATCTTATGGGAGACTTTGCTTGTCAAGGAATTAGACTAGTCCATCCTAATAAAAAAATAGAAAGATTCTACAGAAATTGGTTTGAAAAAGTTAGTGGAGAAGAAAGAAGCGAAAGATTTCTTAATAATTTTTATAGAGTAGGAAATGTTGTTATTAATAGACAAACGGGCAAAATAAACTTAAAAGTTGAAAACAATTTGTATAAAACTGTTGGAACTCCTGATCTTGTGGTAGAAAATGAAATTAAACCTGAAAAAAGAGAAATTCCCTGGAAATATACTTTTATAGATCCTGTTTATGTTGATGTTGTGGGCGGTGCCTTGTCCTCATTTGTTGGTAATAAAGTTTACTCTATTAATTTACCAGCAACTTTAAGAAAAACTATTAATAGTCCTAAAAATGATGCAGAAAGAAAGATTATAGAACAACTCCCCCAACCTATAATTGATGCTGCTAAAACCAGAAAGCCCTATCTTTTAGATATTGAAAAAACATTAGTATTTCACTATAAAAAAGATGACTGGAAAACTTGGGCCTATCCAATGATTTATAGTATCATGGACGATATTAATATTATCGAAAAACTAAAATTAGCAGATTTAGCAGCTCTTGATGGAGCTATTAGTAATATTAGAATTTTTAAACTAGGAAGTTTAGAACATAGAATCGCCCCCACTCCAGCAGCAGCCAACAAACTAAGTAGCATTTTGCAAAATAATGTGGGTGGTGGAACAATGGATTTAGTTTGGGGACCAGATATTGAACTAATAGAAAGTAAAACTAATGTTCATCAATTTTTAGGAGAAGGAAAATATACTCCACATTTAAATAGTGTTTATGCAGGGTTAGGAATTCCACCAACACTAACAGGAACTTATGGAGCAGCAGGAACAACCAATAATTTTATTAGTCTCAAAACCCTCACTCAAAGACTTCAATATGGACGAAAAGTTTTAACCAGTTTTTGGAAAAAAGAAATAGCACTAGTTCAAAAAGCTATGGGATTTTCATCTCCTGCAAAAATAGAATTTGACAGAATGGATTTGAGTAATGAAGAGGCTGAAAAAGCACTATTAATACAATTAGCAGATAGAAATATAGTTAGTGACGAACTAATACAAAGAGTATTTGGATTTGATCCAGATATTGAAAAGAATAGACTAAATAGAGAAACTAGAGATAGAAAGACATTAAGAATGGTGAAAAAGGCCGGACCCTTCTTTGATGCTAATTTCGAAACTGCCGCTAAAAAAATGGCTATGCAGTTAGGATTAGCTACTCCCAGTCAAATTGGTATTGAACTATCAGAAAAGAAAAATGGCGAAATGAATGCTCTAGAAATGAAAAGCAAACTAGCTCCAGCTCCTAAAAATAATTTTCAAGAATCTTCTCTGCCCGGTCAACCGCAACAGGGTCGCCCTAAAAACTCTAAAGATTCATCCAAAAGAAAAACCAAAGTTTTCACCCCACAAACAGGAGCTTCATTAAATATATGGAGCATAACAGCACAAGATAAAATATCAGATATAATAAATCCAATTTTACTAGATTTTTATAATAAAAAGAATATGAGAAGTTTGTCAAATACACAATATGATGAAGCAGAAGCAACAAAATCTAAAATCTTTTTTTCTATAGAACCTTTTGCGGAAGTTACCGAAGAGATAGTTTTGTCAAAACTCAATACTATCAACAGTATTGAAATTAATCATAAGTATAATCAGTACATTAATTTTGCCCAATCTTTATTAGCAGAGATCGGCCGCCCACTCACAGCAGAAGAAAACAAATATACTAAATCTTATCTGTATAATTTGGTGTATTCTCATTAAGATTAAAACCTAGAGAAATATTATGAACATTTTTCAAAATGAAATTAATGATGGTCTAGAAGAGATATTAAGCTCAAAAAGCTCCTTATCTTATGCATCACTAGCAGAACTATCTACCGATCCTGATGTTTCTAATAAACCTAGTGAATTTAAAACATTAGCAGGAATTAATGATAAAGATTTATACTATACTCAATCTATTTTAGTTAGTACTTCTTGGAATAAAAACGATGATATATTTGACAAAGAAGAAGTATGGAAAGCTAAAAATACTCCTATTCATAAACCTACAAATTTAGAACACAACGAAGAAATTATAGTAGGACACATAACATCTAATTGGCCAGTAACAGAAGATGGAGTTTTAATAGATATTAATACTCCTATAGAAAATCTCCCCCAAAAATATCATATATTAACAGGTTCTGTAATTTATAACGGATATACTGATACTGATCTTAAAGATAGAGCACAGAAACTAATAGCCGAAATTGAAGAAGGTTCTAAATATGTTAGTATGGAATGTTTCTTTAAGGGGTTTGATTATGGACTAATAAATAAAACTACGGGAGAATACAAAGTTTTAGGAAGAAATGAAGAAACATCATTTTTAACAAAACATCTTAGAGCATATGGTGGAGTTGGAGAATATCAAGATCATAAAATTGGTAGAGTTTTAAGAGACATTACTTTTAGTGGTAAAGGATTTGTTAATAAACCAGCAAATCCAGAGAGTGTTATATTCACAAAAAATGATCTTAATTTTGACAAAACAGTTTCAGAAAAAGAAAAAAATAGCGATTTTACAAAAATAGGTGTATTTTCAGATCAAGCAAACTTAAAGGAGAATCACATGAATTTAGAAACAGAAATTGCAGATATCAAAGAAAAAATCGAAGCCATGATTGACTGCAAAAATTCTATTGCAGAAGCTAAAACACTGGCCTCTACTCTAGAAACAAAAAATCTAGAACTACAAAATACTGTTAAGGCTCAAGAAATTGCTATTAATGAAACAAAAGCTTCTTTAGAATTAGTTTCTTTAGAAAAAGAAGAAGCTGCTAAAAAGATGAATGAAGAGATGAAGAAAAAAGAAGAAGAAGCAATGAAAATGAAAGCTGATATTGAAGCTCTCAATGAAGTTTTAGCAGTTTACAAAGATAAAGAAGCTGAAATGATGAAAAAAGAGAAAAAGATGAAAAGAATGGCCACTCTAGTTGAAAATGGACTAGACGCCGATGCGGCTTCAGCAACTGTTGACAAATTTGAAAATCTAGATGATTCTTCTTTTGATGGAATTGCAGAAGTATTTGCTGCTATGATGAAAAAGAAAATGGCTCAAGAAGATATGAAGAAAAAAGAAAAAGAAGAAGAAGAAGCTATGATGATGAAAAAGAAAGCTTCTGAAGATTCTGAAGCTTTAGAAGATGTTGAAACTGAAGATACTGTTGATCTTAGTGTTGGCTCAGAAAACGAAGTATCAGAAGTTGAAAACACAAGAGCTGCTTTAGTTGATTTTATGTACAATAGACTCGGTAAAAAACTTAATAAGGGAGAGTAATTATGGCTCTAAAACCAGATCGTATCGAAGCTTATACAGACATTTCATTTTTCTGCAATGATTCTACAGCAGAACGAGGTGTAATCGCTGTTCATAGTACCGGAGGTAGTGGAGTAGCTATGGATGACGCTCTAGCTGTTGTTACAACAGTAGTAGCTAATCCTTCTGGCACCAGACCAGCCGGACTGCTTCTAAATGATGTTGTTGATCTTGATCTAACCAGACAGCATATCAACTGGCATCGTGATGAAGTTCAGACGGGTAGCAAAGTAACATTACTACGTCAGGGTCAAGTTACAACTAATAGTGTTGTTTCTGGCGTAACACCAACAATAGGTCAAGATGCTTATTATGGTGTAAATGGACAGCTCACCAATGTGACTACTGCTGGTGGAACATCTAGCGGAGTTAAGGTTGGGCGCTTCCTTAGCTTGAAAGATTCTGACGGTTACGTAAAAGTAGACATTAATATAACTTGATAAGGGAGAAAAATATGGCTAATAACAGATTTGAAGCTAGTGCAGAACTCACAGATCTTCTAAAAAGATCAGGTTCAGCAAAAAGAGAAGAAAGTCTAGCTGCTAATGCAGAATTTGCAAAAGCTCTAGAGCTTCCTCTTCGTCAGGGTATTCTTAACGGTGATATTCTTGATGGCATTTTTGAG